AGAAGTTGAAGATGCACTTGAACAAAAATCTGTTGCCGATATGAGTAGAGCGAAACAGATAAAATCATTGTTTAGAATGGTAACACCCCATCTAACAATGAAAGACATTCCCATGGTTGTTGTAAATCATACGTATAAAGAAATTGGAATGTTTCCAAAAGATATTGTCGGTGGTGGCACAGGTTCTTACTATTCGGCAGATAACATTTTCATCATCGGCCGTCAACAAGAAAAAGAAGGAACAGAAATTGTTGGTTATAACTTTATCATCAATGTAGAGAAATCTAGATATGTTAAAGAAAAATCTAAAATACCCATTACTGTATCTTTTGATGGTGGTATTAGTAAGTGGTCTGGTCTTCTGGATATTGCACTCGAATCTGGACATGTTATCAAGCCCTCTAATGGTTGGTACTCAAAGGTAAATGTCGATACTGGAGAAGTGGAAGATCAAAAGTTCAGAGAGAAAGATACCAATACAAAAGATTTTTGGCTTCCACTTTTGAAATTGGAATCATTTCAGAACTTCATCAAAAACAAATATCAAGTAGCCGCAGGTGATATCATTCAAACAGAAGAGGAGGTAGAAGATGAAGTTTAAAGAAGGCGTCGATTATTATTATGTAATTCCAGAAGATGAAAAGACAACAGTAGGCATTAAACTTCTGACAGGACCATATAAAGATACCATATATCAATATGGTAGAGTAGAGTTTGAAGAAGAGGAAGATGGTGCCGTTTATCTTAGGTTCGTGTATAATATTGTTGAGTCACCTTTTGAACAGGATTTTTTACAAAACGAAAAGTTCAAAAATTATATTGGTGATTTGTTAGTTGACATCATGCAACAAAATTTGGATAAAGGACTATTGGATGAGGCTGGAACAGACTATATTGAGGAATCTGATTCAAAATGAGGACTATCTAAGGAAAGTCCTCCCTTTTATCAAAGATGAATATTTCTTTGATCAAATCGAAAAAACTATTTTCAAAGAAATAACAAGTTTCACAAGTGCATATAACACTTGTCCATCTGTTGAAGCAATCACTCTGGCAACAAAAGATAACAAATCTCTTTCGGATGAACAGTATAAAAATTGTGAAGAATATCTAAAAGAAATACAAAAGACGATCCGTGAAACTGAGAATACGGATCAAAATTGGCTTGTCGATAAAACAGAAAAGTTTTGTCAAGAAAAAGCTATCTACAATGCTGTCAGAAACTCTATCACGATTCTTGAAGGCAAAGACAAAACTAACGATAAAGGATCAATACCAAAGATATTATCTGATGCGCTATCGGTAAGTTTTGATAATTCCGTTGGTCATGATTATTTTGAAAACTCAGACGACCGATATGAATTCTATCATAAGAAAGAGGAAAGAATTCCTTTTGACCTAGATTACTTCAATAAAATCACAAAAGGCGGTTTACCAGCCAAAACCTTGAATATAGCACTTGCAGGCACAGGTGTGGGTAAGTCTTTGTTTATGTGTCATGTGGCCGCTGGTTGTATGTCTCAAGGTAAAAATGTTTTGTACATTACTCTTGAAATGGCTGAAGAAAAGATTGCTGAAAGAATTGATGCAAACCTACTCAATGTTTCAATCGATGATTTAATACAATTACCTAAAGATGTATATGATCGTAAAGTCAAACGTGTAAAAGAAATGACCACGGGTAAATTGATTATCAAGGAATATCCCACTGCATCTGCATCGTCAATACATTTCAGAACACTACTCAATGAACTCAATCTTAAAAAGAATTTTGTACCTGATATTATTTTTATTGACTACCTTAACATTTGCTGTTCTGCTCGTATTAAACCTGGAGCCAATGTTAACTCATACACCTATGTCAAGGCTATTGCAGAAGAATTGCGTGGACTGGCAGTTGAGTTCGGAGTACCAATTGTTTCTGCTACACAAACAACAAGGAGTGGTTTTACCTCTTCCGATCCCGGACTGGAAGACACAAGTGAAAGTTTCGGTTTGCCAGCAACTGCTGATTTGATGTTTGCATTGATATCTTCCGAAGAACTTGAGGCACTGAATCAAATCATGGTCAAACAGTTAAAAAACAGGTATTCAGATCCGACAACCCACAAAAGGTTTGTTCTAGGCATAGATAGATCGAAAATGAAGCTTTATGATGTCGAACAAGAAGCACAAAACGGTATTGCAGACGCAGGTTCAAATCCAGTGCTAAACAGTGAAAATAAGTTTCAAAACAAAAAGTTTGGAGGGATTAAAGTATAAATACGCTGCATAAATATTTCCTTTGGGGAAAATAAATGGCAGCACAACAGGGTTTCGAATATGAAAAAAATGCGGCAGACATTTTGAAAAAAATGGGTTATGTGCCGAAAAACTTTATACCTGCTGGTGCCGGTTCCGATCAACCAGATTTAATACTTGAATACAAAGGAAAATCTTCTGGATGTGAACTAAAAATTACGGCGGCCTCGGCCGGCTCATTAGTTTTAAAATATGATATAAAAAATAAAAGAAATCCATGGTCTTTTGGAAAAATTTCTGATGATGATGCCGAAAAAAAATTTATACAAGATTTAGCAGGTGAAGTAGGTTTATTTGATATAATAAAAAAACAATGGAAGGAAATACCATTCAAAAGAGATAAAGATGATCTGTGGAATGCGACAGCAGGTAAACTAACTAAGAAGCAACAATATGAACGAGACCGAGACACTTTCATAGATATTAGAGGTGAAATACCTGCTTCTAAGATAGAACAGTATTACAATAGAAAAGATACTTACTATGTAAATGTTGGAACACACGGGTTTTATATGATGGGAAATAAAAATCCTTTAAAGCTAGTAAATGTGCCCACATTCGCAAGTGCAGCAAAAGCAATATATAGAGCAAGAGTTCAATATAAAGGAAACGATAACTATCAATTTACTTTTGAGATGCAATTTTCAATTCCATCGTCTAAAAAATCTTCTTATAATATAGCACCAGTTGATGGTAAAAGTGTTCGTATTTTAAAGGATAAATTAAATACTTCTTGTTTCATTTAAAAGGAAAATTTGTTATGAAACCTTTGATCACAATCATTACCCCCACCACGGGTAATCCTCACCTAGCAAAAGCCGTTAAATCTGTAGAAGAACAGACTTACGAAAATATTCAATACCTCGTAGTAGTTGATGGGAAAGAAAGGCTTGCAAAAACTCACGAAATACTTTCTTCAATTAATTGTAAGAGATATGAAACGATAGTTTTACCACAAGCAACTGGCTATGACCAGTATAACGGTCATAGAATCTATGGAGCAATGACATATCTCTCTGAAGGTGAATTTTTATGCTTTTTAGATGAAGATAACTGGTATGACTCAAACCATATTGAATCATTGGTCGAAGCAGTAAACGGTAAAATGTGGTCATATTCTCTCAGGAAAATTGTTGACCAAAATGATAACTATATCTGCAATGATGACTGTGAATCATTAGGAAAATGGAACTCCGTATTAGGAGATAATTTTGTCGATGTCGGTTGTTTTATGTTACCCAAACTATTTGCACTTCGTTTCTCTCCTGGTTGGTATAGAAGAGCAAGACATCCAAAAGAGCAACCGGAAGTTGACCGACTTCTTTCACACGTACTTTTCACACAAATACCAAAAGAACAAGTTGACACGAATGGTCAATATACGTTAAACTATCGTGTGGCTAGTAGGAATGATTCTGTTCAAGCTGAATTCTTTATGAAGGGCAATGAACACATGAAAAATATTAAGAATGGGGAATATCCATGGAGAAAGATTTAATTATTGGCGCCTTCACAAATTACACAGAATATGATGTGTTGAAGCCCTGGGTTCAGTCTATCAAAGATACAGGGTTTGATGGAGATATTGTCCTGATTGCAATTGAAAGTCCAGACTCTCTTGTGAAAAAATTAGAATCAGAAGGTGTGAAAGTGGTCAAAGGCCAAAATCCCCAAAAAATGATGGTTCACATGCTAAGATTTCTTTCAATCTATGATTATCTAAAAAACAATAA